ACACACTTAGCAATAACTGGGCAGTTGACAGTCGTACAAGATTTCTCAGACGGTAGTGTAACAGACCCGCGCTCTTGGTCGTGTCAAGCTTTAGACGCTTTAGAAAGTTCTATGGCAGGAACAGCAGACGCAACCCAGCTAGCGTATACGATAGACGGCATCCAAGTTTCAGAGATGTCACCTTCTCAGAAATTATCATGGTTAGAAGGGCTAAGACGTATATGCGCAGCAGAGCAGCAAGAGAATAATATTGATAACGGACGCGCTAATAACAAAGTAGGCCGTTACAAATTCACACCACTGAGCTAAATATGAAATGGAACCCATTCAAGAAGAAAAAAGATCCCGTAAGAATTATACCTATCCCAGCAGCAGTAAGAGCATTCGATTCAAGCATAGCGAACCGTTTAACCGCTGACTGGCTATCCTCATCTAACACCCAGAACCAAGAGATTTCTCAAGCGATACAACTAACTCGTAATAGAGCACGTGATTTAGAGCGTAATAACTCCTGGGTTCTACATGGGTTGGACTACCTAGAGACTCAAGTAATAGGCAAAGGTCAACGCTTAAGAGCAGAGCCACGCAATACAGATGGCAAGATAGACCAAGAAGCTAAACGCATTATAGAAGAAGCATGGGCAGACTTCTGCAAACCTGAGAACTGCGAAGTAACAGGGCGTTACAGCTTCCAAGACCTGGAAAGACTAACGCTCCGTTCAAGAAAGCGCGATGGAGAGTTCCTTGTACGTATAGATATTAATTCAAGGTACAAGTACGGCTTCAAGCTACAGATCTTAGAGACAGATTTACTAGATTACTTATTAGACAGACAAGCCCCTAATAGCGGGAACCGTATACGTATGGGTGTAGAGCTAGATAGCCTAGACAGACCTGTAGCGTACTGGATGTTCAGTTCTAACCCCAATGCTATACAATTACGCCAAGGTACAAGACTTAAGCATGAGCGTATACCAGCAGCTAAGATACTACACGGCTTCAAGCCTACCCGTATTGGGCAAGTACGCGGTATAACAGAGTTCGCTTCTTGTATGCAAGATCTAAAGGCATTAGACGCTTACGACGAAGCAGAGATAGCCGCCTCAAGAGTAGCTGCTTGTATGATGTTCCAGATAGTACCACCTCCAGGGACAGAGTTCGCAGGAGATCTTCCAGAGCAGAACGGTAATCAGATGTTCTCAGCAGAGCCCGCAATGGTGCACAATGCTTCTAACGGTAAGATAGAACCTATCTCTATTCAGCATCCTACAACTCAAATGAAAGAGATGCGCAACGGCTTGCTGCGTAAGATCTCAGCAGGGTTCAATATAGCATTCGATTCATTGACTAACGATATAACAGAAGCTAACTTCTCGAACTCTCGCTTAGGTAAACTAGCAGAGCGCGATAACTTCAGAATAGATCAAAGCATACAAATCAATACCTTTAACAATCCAGTCTTTGAGATCTTCCTTAACAGAGCCTTAACAGGAGCACAGCAAGTCTTGTCTCCTCTGAAGCCTGCTAACTTTATCAAGTACTCTAAGAAGTGCTGGGTTCCTCGTTCTTATCCGTGGGTAGATCCTGTTAAAGACGTACAAGCTAATATACTTATGCGCGAACAGGGATGGGTATCTGATGAATACGTTATCGAGATCGGCCCAGAAGAAGATATAGAGTCAGTCTATGGCGCTATAGCAGCTAACGGAGAACTTGCAGAAGATATGGGGTTATCCTTTGGACAGAAGCAAGTCCAAGAGACTTTTCAAGCAGATTCAGAAGTAGAAGAGCCAATAGAAGAGAACATTATAGAAGAAGTTCCTACAGAAGAGCCAGAAGAAGAAGAACGCGGGTTCCAAGAGGGTCTAATCTATGATATAAATGGTATCGACTTCGTATTCCAAGAAGGCAACCTTAAAGCGGTTAAATAATGCAAGTCAAAGCCAAAAAGAAAAGTATAACCGTTAGTTCTACCAGAGTATACGTAGATTACGACCGTATTATAGACAAAGCTATCTTAGCTATCCCCGAACCTATCCCAGGCGAGAAAGGCGAACAAGGTATCAAGGGCGATACCATTAAAGGGGTCAAAGGTGACTCAGTAACTGGGTTAAGGGGTCATAAAGGGGACAAAGGGGAGTCAGTACAAGGAGCTAAGGGAGAATACGGCAAGAAAGGCACCCAAGGCGACAAAGGTATACAAGGTAACAGAGGTAAGGAAGGCCAAAAAGGTAAGGAATCAGTAGTAGACTATGAACGTATCTTTAGTACAATAGGCAGAGAGCTATCTAAAGACCGTACCCTATCAGATTTCTCTATAAAGAAGCAAGGCGGCGGGACTCTTGTTATAACTAAACTTTATAAAGACGGACGTAAGACTACAGACAAGATAACCTTACAGACAGGTGGAGGAACTGGAGGCGCGGTAGGGGGAGTTACACAGCTTACAAGTACAGACGCAAGCGTTACTCTTTCCCCAGTAGGCGGAACAGGGATAGTAGATTTAAGTGTAAGCACTTCGGGAACAGGGCTAATGCCTTATAGGGTAAGGCCTGGAGACACCTTAGAGATACCAGCAGACTTTGCAGTAATAGGCTGCGGAACTTTTGAATTAGACGGACAAATAAATCTAAACGGAAGGATGTGTATATAATGAGCGACGGATTAATGATTTGGGCTGATGGAGGCGAGCCTGGGATAGCCGATATCCCCACAGGGAAACTAGCCATGTACAACAATGGTGGCAGCTTCTATGCTAAGAATAAGGCAGGAACAGTAATAATGCTTTCTAGTGGTGGTGACATGACTAAGGCTGTATATGATGCAGCTAATATAGCCGAGCAGCTTACAGGGCTTACTGCCACCCAAACTTTAACAAATAAGACATTGACATCGCCAGTAGTAAACAGCCCTACCGGAATTGATGCAGATGACATTGACGATTCAAGTACTACCAACAAGTTCACCACAGCAGCAGATATTACCAAGCTTTTAGGGATAGAAGCACTAGCAGAGGTGAACAATATTAGCGATGTAAATGCGACAGACCTAACTGATGGGGGAGATAGCACACTGCATTTTCATTCCTCAGACAGAGCAAGAGCCAACCATACAGGAACGCAATTAGCCAGTACTATCTCTGACTTCGACACAGAAGTAAGCAATAATACCTCTGTGTCAGCTAATACTGCTAAGGTAACGAACGCGAACCATACAGGAGATGCAACAGGATCAACAGCTTTAACATTGGCTACAGTTAATTCAAATGTAGGATCATTTACTAATGCCGACATAACGGTTAACGCCAAAGGGTTAGTAACCGCAGCAGCCAATGGCTCAAGTGCTGGCGGGGCTTGGGGTGCGATTTCTGGAGTGTTAACAGATCAAACCGACCTAGAAACAGCCCTTGACGGTAAACAGCCTATTGATCAAGCGTTGACAGACATTAGCGGTTTAACATTGTCGCAAGGTGATATTTTTTATGTTAATGGATCGGGCAATATAGTAAATTTAGGCGCAGGTGTTTTGGGGCAATTCTTAAAAACATTAGGTACTGGTAACGATCCACTATGGGCGAACCCAGCGGGGAATATCGCTTGTTGCCAATTCGGTGCAAAGAGTGACGGAACGGGAAGTTTTTTAATAGCAAATGGGAAAAGCACAGACGGAGACGATTCGACTAAACCGAAAACCAGACAGCCCATTGCAATGGACGGGACACTGATAAGATTGGCATATAAAACAAAAGACGGGAACGCCACGACACAAATGAAAATACATGTAAACGGGGTGGTTGAACAGACAGTTGTTTTAAGTTCCATGAATGCGAATGATGGGGGAGTGGAAACAATATCCGTTTCGGTGACTGCTGGCGATTATGTCGAAATTGAGTACGATGCAAGTCAAAAGCCCGGAGAATGCACGATGTATTTTATACAGGAGTTGAGTTAAAGTGATAGTTGGAATAGTTTTAATTGATACGGGATTAATCCCATTGCAGGAATTTAGAACAGCAGTAGACGAAGCAACGGGGGTTACTGATTTTTGTAATAGTTATACGCCCGCACTTAATCCGATAGACTATTTAGGGATTGATTCAGACTTGATTGATTTACAATTATTATGGGCTTGGGATTTTGCATCTCCTGCACTTGTTGAAATTGTTTACGAAATAGGCGTTCCAGTTCCTGCAAATTTGGACACTTTCAAAAATTCAATTGTAGAGGAAATTGTTTTCAAACGTGCTTGGAGATTTGACAACTTTTTCATACTTGCGGAATATCCTGCGACTACTGGGAAAATGTTCAGTTGTTCAATAGAAGCACAAGATAACTGGGATAAGCTTGAAACATTATTTACGCTTAGTTTAGTAACGTATCCTTTTGAAGTGTGGACGTATGACGAACGGGATACCTACAACATTATTGACATGGCAGACTTGACCAATATATTGGCAGTTGTCGCAACTCAAGTCTTGACAGAGCGAACAATGGCGCAGACTTATATTGATGCCGTTCTTGGTGCGGTTGATGAAGCAGCAGCAACGGCAGCAGCTCAACCATATTTGGATCTATAAAAATGAATTTAATTAATCAAACGCCAAATCTTAGAATGGCTACAACCACATTTTGAATTCGAACTGGAGGATTTACCCTAATGGCTGAAATTATATCAAAGTCAAGTTTTGGAGACCAAGGCTTGATGGAAATAGATTACGATCCTAGGTCAACAAGTATAAATTGTATGAAAGGCTGCTTAATAAAAGACGATGTAGTCACTAATACATGGTATCGAAAAACAACAGACGGAGATAATAGCGACGTAGAGGCCATTTTTTTTAGCAGAACGCTAACCTTAACCGATGCAGTTAATATATCATGGGATCTCGAAATAGGGAATATAGGAACCGTGGTTCTTGGAGGCAATAGAACCTTGGATAATTTAACCAATCTTTTCAATGGAAAGAAAATAGTTCTTTATGCAAAGCAGGATGCGACAGGATCAAGAACATTATCATATGGTAGCGCGTTCAAGTTCGCAGGAGGAAGCGCACCTGTCCTTTCCACTGGAGCGAATGCGATAGATATACTCGTATTCATTACAGATGGAACTGATATATATCTTATTGAAATTAAACAAAACTACAGCTAACAGGAGGCCATAATGGCACTATCAAATCTAGTAGGTACAATTACCTCAGAGTTCGGCTTAACAATCGACAAAACTAATACAGCCTTAAGTGATACCAAGCTAGGATTAGCTAAGTCTTATCCTATAGCGTACACCTTCGGTACAGCAGACAATAAGGCTAATAAGATCTACTCGGCTTCCTTAAGTATTGCGGCAAGCGCGACTACTTCATTAGATTTAGACGGGGCAGTACTAGAAGATCCTTACGGAGATGTATTAACCTTTACAGAGCTTAAAGCTTTCCGTATCTACTTAGTACTAGAGACAAATGGCTCTTCAGACGTATCTGTAGCAGGCGATTTCATTACAGATACCTTTGGAGCTAGTACCTCTTATCCTTTAGTTGCTGGAAGCACTTGGCATCACCAGGACACAGAAGGGTTAGCAGTAACTGCTGGTACAGGCGATGTAATAGCTATTACTAACAATGACGGCTCTAATGCAGCTACTGTTATTGTAGATATTATAGGTAACTAAACTAAAATATTGTAGCTAATAAATATAATATACTTTAGTTGCAAAAATGTAACATTAGAACTAAAGTACAATTAACGCACAAAGAAGGCATATTATGGACAACACCAGGAAAGAAACAGTAAAAACGAGCACTTTCTACAGAGAGGCTAATATAAACCTCCAAGAAGACCAGAAAGAAGATAGCAGAACCTTTGAGTTCTCTTTCAGTTCTGAGTTCAAGGTGTCAAGAGTATTTAACGGTAAAGAAGGACAAGAGCTACTAGAGCATTCAGCAGAGGCCGTAAACCTCGAAAGAATGAACTCAGCTCCCCTTTTATTGAATCACGATCCAAGCGATCAAATCGGTGTAGTAGAATCCGCAGTAGTCACTGACGGAACTATGAGAGGGGCTGTCCGCTTCTCTCGTTCTAAGCACGCTGAAGAGATAATGCAGGATGTGAAAGACGGAATTAGAACAGGTATCTCTATAGGGTACTCAGTTAATGAAGTCAGAGAAGAAAAAGAGGGTAACTCCGTTATTTGGCGAGTTATTGACTGGATGCCTTTCGAGGTTTCAGTAGTCAGTATCCCAGCAGATAACACTATAGGAGTAGGCCGTTCTGAGAATAAAGAAGAGCACGATACAGTTATCGAGCTAGAACGTAAAACAAAAATAGAAATAAAGGAATCTCCTAAAATGGAAGATCAAGAAATTAACAAGGTAGATACTAAAGAGATCGAAGCGCAAGCTACCAGAGCAGGTCGTAAGACTGAAACTGACCGCGTAAGAGCTATTAGTGACCTTAAGAAAGAGTTCAGCGTAAGCGAAGAGCTCTATATTGAAGCAATCAATTCAGATTGTACAGCTGACGAGTTCGTACTACGTACTCTACAGAGCAAGCTAGGCGAAGACAATGTTAAGCCAGTACCTGCTTCTGAAGTTGTTGCATCTGAAATCGGCATGAGCAAGAAAGAAGTACAGAATTACTCTATCTCTCGCGCTATTAACTCAGTATTTGAAACAGGCCGCGTACAAGGCTTTGAAGCAGAAGTATCACAAGAAATCAGCAACAAGACAGGCCGTAGCCTAGCTGTTACTGAGTTCCACGTGCCTTACGAAGCTCAGAACCAGAAACGTATCATGGAAGCAGAAGTATTTGCTACTGGTGGCGTACTAGTTGAAGAAGACGCAGCAGGCATGAGCATGATTGAATTGCTCCGTAATAAGCTTGTTACTACTCAAGCTGGTGCTCGTAATCTTTCTGGATTAGTCGGAAACGTACTTATCCCTAAGACTACTGGTGCAACTACTGCGTACTGGCTGAACGAAACAGCGGCTGTTACTGCTTCTGATATGACTCTAGGTAATGTATTACTTAGTCCTCATCGTTTAGCTTCTAGAACTCATGTTTCTAAACAGTTAGTACAACAGGGCTCAATCGACGTTGAATCAATGATTCGCGAAGACATTGCTAGAGATCAAGCTATTGCTTTAGATTTAGCTGCTTTGTTCGGTGACGGTAACAACGGAGAGCCTGAAGGTATCTCTATAGCTACAGGTCTGAATACTATTACCTTTGGCGGAGCTGTTACATGGGCTGACTTGCTCACAATGGAATCTGAAATAGCACAAGACAACGCAGACAACGCTGGAACACTTAGCTTTGTAACTACTGCACAGTCTCGCGCTGTACTTAAAGCTGCTTTGAAAACTGCTGCTGTAAGTGGATACCTTTGGGA